ACATATCGAGATTATCTTTCTCACGAATACGATCCGTGACGCGCACGACCTTGAATTTCATACGGATTGATTCGCCTATACGTCCAGCTAAGTTGATAGATATTTCCTCTCCGCCCTTTAGCTTCGCGCGCTCGTGGAATCCGCTACCGTCGGATAGCGTAATATTGCACGATGCTGCTGTCGAGTAAACGCTCTCGAAATAATCTAGCTGAGTGACAAGGTTTTTAATATCGACGTTGTCAACCGTGCACTCATTAAATATACCGCCGCCTACATCACTCATCTTACAAACGTGCCTTCTTCAAAGATATATGGGTGCTGTTCTTTAATCAGCTGCAGATAGTTCAAGTCAATTAAATATATGTGGCGTCTCTGTTCATTTAAATCATTTTCATAATCAAACACAGACACAGATTTTCTTTTATTTGCAGCCAACGTAAGATATGTTGTGTAGTCAATTTCTAATGTTTTTTCTGGCAGGAGTCGTTGAATACCGTTTTCAACGATCAATCCTTGTGACTGCAAAATCTGTTCGTAGTGATGAACAGTTTGATACGCATTTCGAACGGTGCCATATTTTTGAGCAAGATAGGAATTGAACTGCTCATAGGAAAGCGGCCACTCATAATATGGATCGTGAATTTCGTTGGCTAACAGAATCAGCCAATCCATAGTTTCGTCGTCGTAATAATCGTATGCCACTGTATCTGGACGCTCGCCATCCTGAACATAGTATTCGTCGAAGTTAACTCCAGCGTTTCTTACGAAATTAGCAACAGAAAATCTGCGCGTGATATCCGTCACTGCAATAGTTTGCTTCGTTCCAGGAATACGATAAGGAATAGTAGGATGGGCTCTAAAATAAAATGCCATTTATCTTCCCTCTTGTTCTGGATTTAGTCGAGGTAAGGATCCATCCATTGTGCTAGGAACATTATCTGCTCTTCTATGCTGTATGATATTTTCTTGTCCAACAGCAGCAGGCGGTGTTGGCTGATTGCGAAGTCCTCTCGTAAGAGTATTCTTCGTGATAACTTCCGTTTCCTTAAATGATAGTGACAGAGTAACTTCTGCTGGAGCAGGAATACCACTGCCGTCAGCGTCACGAATATATGCTGGAAATCCCTGTCCGTGATAGTCGATACGAACGTCGGTGCATACTGATGGCTCAAGCTCGAACAGATATGATGGATGACGGAATTTAATTTTAAAGAACTCAGGATATTTAAAGAATAATCCACCAGCGAGATATTCTGGATGCGAGTAAAACTTAAACATCTCGCAAATTAAATGAATATCATTTTATTCTTTTCTATTGCGTGGAGATAGTTTCCAGCTGAACGTATGATCGCGGAAGCCGACGCCTGTGAATAATACAACCTTATGCGGATTAACAGCCATTCCACCTAATACTTTTAATCCTGCATTCACGCCTTCCGCACCAATACCTTGAACGCTCGCTATTTTATTCTGAATAGCACTAACAGTTCCACCAGCGAGCGCACCTTTTGCAGCTGTTGCTAATGCGCTTCCCGCTGTTCCCATCTGCGCTTCTGTTTCCAAATCGCGATTTCCATACATGTTGCGATCAAATGGCTTCAGCGCCATACCAGCAGCTGGTCCTAAATCTTGCTCAGTATATAGTGGATTATAATCTGTAGATAAGCTGGAGGGCATTGGCAGTCGAATCGTGCCGCCATTAATTGTGCTTCCTCTTGCTCCAGGCAAGTTGCTAGCAATAGCATCCGTCGCGAAGCCTTTTGTTTCTTGTGCGACGAACTCAATCCAGTGATCGTTATCGAGTAAATCTTCTGGAAACAAAACAGACGCACCAGCATAAGGATCAGCAGTAGATACAGACTTACCCAGCAAAGAATAAAGCGAAGCACCAGCGGCTATAGCTAATCCGACACCACCAACAATCTTTGCTTTGTCTGCTACGCTGATTCTATCGTTTCTGAGGCCTCTGCTGCTATCGCGTGATCTTGGTACTCTTGCCATTAAAATCCCTTTCGTGAGATACATTATTTATATTGAAATACATAGAGTCATGGCAGCATATAGAGGTAGATTTCAACCGAAGAATCCCAGTAAGTATAAGGGCGATCCTACGAATATCGTTTATAGATCTTCGTGGGAGTTGCGCTTTATGAACTATCTGGACAGCAATCCCAATGTTATTCAGTGGGCTTCAGAAGAATTATTCATTCCATATAAATCTCCGCTCGACGGCAAGTGGCATCGCTATTTCCCTGACTTCATTATTCGCATGAGAGATAAGGACGGGAAAACGCTCGTGAAGATGATTGAGATCAAACCGCGCTCTCAGTCCGTTCCTCCACAACCAAAAGCCAAAGGAGCACACAGCAAAAAGTATCTACGAGAAGTAGCCGCATACGGTATAAATATGAAAAAGTGGGAAGCAGCGAAAGAATATTGCGCTGACCGTAACTGGGAATTCGTCGTGCTGACAGAAAAAGAATTAGGGATTTAATGGTCGCTTACGTTTTCGATAGAGTATTAAAGCGAGGATCGCAAGCGGGCGTGGCTCCGTCAATTAAACGCGAGTCGCGTCAGTGGTTCCGTCAGCAGACTAAAAATTTAACTGTTAGTCCTACTCGCATGATTCGCAGTAACAATGCTCGACTGACAGATAAGCCGCTTCTCGGTCGCATGTATCTGTTTCAGTATGATCCTAAAGGAAAGAAAACATTACCATACTATGATAGATTTCCTCTTGTTTTTCCGATCGATTCTACACGCACCAGTGGATTTGCCAATAGTGGAGGATCGTTCTTGGGAATTAATCTCCACTATCTACCGCTCCCTCTTAGAGCCAGATTAATGGATGCGCTCTACGATACGATCACGACAAAGGAATTAGACGAGAGCACTCGTATTCGTATTTCATATAATATTCTACAGCAAGCGAGCAAGTATCGTTTCTTCAAGCCTTGCATCAAGAGATATCTTATCTCTCACGTTAAATCTAGATTCTTTTATATCGAGCCGACTGAATGGGAAATGGCATTATTCTTACCGCTCGATAGATTTGTCGGAGCTAATATGTCGCGTATCTATCGCGACAGTCGTAACAGGATCTAACAATGCCATTTAATATCGCAGATTTCAACTCAGAAATAGCACGATCAGGTATCGCTTCGACATCACAATTCGAAGCATGGATTCTTGGTGGACCTGGATCGCGTTATGGCATAACTGGAATTCTCGAGCAGTATGGATTGAAAGAAGGAATGCGCCTTCGTATCGAAGCAGCGAATATGCCAGGACGTCAGCTCGTCACGCTGGATCAAAACTATTATGGGCCTGTTCGTCGTATTCCGTATCGCTTTAACAATCAGCCAGTCACGCTCTCAGTCATTTTATCCAAGGACATGCGCGAGCGCGAGATCTTTATGAAGTGGCAGGATTTTTTTGTCGGCCACTATCGTACGAACGTAAATCGCTCGAATATGGCTGGAATGTTTGACGGAAAATACTTTAATGATGGAGTCGGTAGCATCGACATCGTTCAGTATTCCTATCCAAATAATAATGGTGGATACGGATATTATTTTGAATCTGAGGGTGGAACGTATGAAGTTCAGAACGTGATTACACTCGTAGAAGCATATCCAGTCAATGTCAACGATATTCAGATGTCGTGGAACGACGAGGGATATGGTAAGCTACAAGTGGAAATCAATTATCGTTATGCTATCGAAGATAATACAAACTTTGGAAGTGGTAAAAATTACGAGATCGATCGCGCTGGTCGTGGAAGATATTAATCTAATTGAGGTGAATTATGGCATTACCTAAGGTTGCGACTCCACGCTTTTCGCTGGAGCTACCGTCTAATGGAAAAAGAGTATCGTTTAGATCATTCTTGGTGAAGGAAGAAAAAGTATTGCTGATGGCCGCTCAGTCGGAAGATCCGTTGGCTATGATTGATGCAGTGAAGGATGTTATTGCGTCGTGCTTGGTCGACGGAGATGTTGACGTCAATAAGCTGCCCTACTTTGATTTGGAATATCTGTTTCTGAATATTCGAGCTAAGTCTATCGGCGAAATCGTCAAGATGGAATATCGTCATATCGACGGCGTGAACTATCAGGGAATTAAATGCGAAGCGGTAACGCCCGTAGAAATTAATCTGGAGCAGGTTAAGGTTCAACGCGGCGAGGGACATACGAGCAAAGTCAAGCTCGACGATAAGCTAGGAATTGAACTGAGATATCCTACGATTAATGACGTCAAGCTGATCACGGGTGGTAATGACGAAATCGAAATGCTAGCTCGTTGCATTCTTAGCGTATATGACGCGAATGATGTGTATGAGCCAGATAATCTACAGGATGCAGTTCAGTTCGTTGAGTCGTTGAATTCAAATCAGTTCGCTGAGATTATGAAGTTTATTGACACGATGCCCAAGCTAAGACACACATTTAAATATAAGTGCAAGGGATGTGGACAGGAAGATACCATTACGCTGGAGGGTATGTCTGATTTTTTTTAATGATCCTCTCTCATAATACGCTTGCGAACTATTATCAGACTAACTTTTCGTTGATGCAATACCACAAATATTCACTGAGTGACGTTGAAACAATGGTTCCGTGGGAGAGGGATATCTACGTTAAGATGCTGGTAGATTATCTAGAGAAGCTGGAAGAAGAATCTAAGAGAAGGTAATAAATGGCAGATAAAGAGAGCGGCGAAGATATTCTCCGTGCCATTTTAGAAAAGGGAAATAAGAACGTCAAGGATCAAGTCGCAAAGATCCTAGAAGAACAGACGGCTGCTCCCACTCCAGCAAAGCCAACGAAAGCTCGTAAGAAGAAACTTGGTGTAGTCGTAGGGAAAGTCGGACAGTCGCGTTTCTTCAGAACTCCCGAAGGTGCAGTCGTTGATGAGGAAGGGAAGCCAGTTTCCATTGGGCTCGCGAAAGCATTTTCTCAGTATGAGCCCAAAGCGAAAGCAGCTGCTCAAACAAATGAACCCAAGCCCAGCGGTGGGCTCGCGCGAGCGCTCGAGCGCGATCTACGTCGCAGCATACAGCTATCCAATAATATCGTCAAGGCCCAGGAATTAATTAATAAAAGAATTCCTGTGATGATTAATAATACGACTAATCT